TGCCGCAGGGGTGGTTGATACTTTTTGTAGTTTGGTGGGGTCTATTTTGTCTACTCCAGTTTCATGTTCTGCGGCATGTTCTCCCGGAGTTACCCCACCGGTCGCTGTGATAGTGATTTTTTTATTCTTATTATCAGGAGTAATCGTTATTCCGGTTCCTCCAACAAGGTCAACATCACCGCCGTCGTTTTGCACCCCGTCGACAGTTTTCAGCGTATCGCGAATTACCCCGCCGCTATCACGGGCAACAATGGTATTCGCTGCCGCCGTCACACTGGGGCTTTTATTCTGTAAAGTCTGGGCGTCTCCGGTGATGGAGGCAGGCAATTTATTCTGTTCGTTTATTCTGATAACCTTACCCGCTTGGGGAGAATCCACCACATCCTCCAAATCGAGCCGTTCATTCACGCGCGTAACCAAATTATCAAATTCAGCATTAAGCTGCTGAAAGATCAATCGTTCTTTAACCCATATCTTTATTCTTTGTGCTAAAGCCATTTATTTTACACCTCGCAGATCATAGTCTCCTTACTGGGTCAAGGGTAACTTCGAGATAATCAAGGTTTAGCGCCTCAATACTTTTATTATAAAACGAGAATTTAATTTCCCTGAAATTCTGACCTGGTTTTATACGGTCAAAAAATTCTGCATGGAACGCGCCTTCATCGTCCTCGGAAAGAAGCATATCATTGCCGTCTCCGGGCTCTTCTATGTCCCCTACCCAAAAGTCCGTATCTTCCGGCTCGTCATCTTCATCAGCCAACAGACCGCCTTTTATAGGCTGATACACTTCGTAGCTTCCTGATATATTGGACTCATAATCGCTCTGCCAACTAATCAGTAATGATTGTCCTTCTTTTACGCTGGCTCTGATTTTATTTAAAGCATAAATCATACCGGGAAAGAGTAGAAATTTACTTTCCCAATAGCATTCAGTCTCCTCACCATCATTGGTAGTGCCGTAAAAGAGCTTTTTGACAAACCCGGAGTCCGCACAACCGCCGTGCAAAGTGTTGTCTTCAAACCTGCACAGGCAGCTAATGTTCCATCCCTTAATCGGCATCCAAATTTTCAACCAAGTATCATACGCTAATCCTCGGTTATTGTAGCTGGACCCTGAACGATGTGGATAGAAAAACACGTAATACCTATCCCATGCCCCGGCGCACGCTTTTGAGCGGTTTGTATCCGTGATCTTTTTTAATTCGGAATCAATGTTTCGGGATATCCGCTGTACTCCAGTGGAATCAGAGTACTCCCATATCCCGTCAGGGCCATACCACCGGACGAACCCGTCTGGGCAATTAACAATACTCTTCTGATCATAGGCGCCGCAGTCCGGGCCTCTGATTACGCTAAGGTTGCCCAAGGAGGGATCTCCTTGAATGAAAAACATCTTATATCTTTTCCAGACAATGATTTTCCCGTTGTGGGCAATCATCCCGGTTATGGATTGTCCGTCATCTCGATCGCAGGCTACCCAGCCGTTGACCTTCCACCGTTCATAGAAATCCATTTCTGAAAAATAGACATAGGTTGGATAACTTGAATTCCTGGAAATCCATAGACGCTGATTATGCAAGGCTATGGACAACCCCTTGGGAATGTCGTTATCCAACCTCTTAACTCCATTTTCGTCTTTTATTTCGACTTTTGAAGCCACGCCGTTTTCTCCCGACCAAAGGTCAGAACCGTCGACAAAAAAATATCTGGAAAACCAAGATTCAAATTGAATTTCTACGTCGCCCTTAAGCCCGGTGGCAATATCGGTATGGGCTTCTTCAGCTTTTACCTCGACAACTTTTGTTCCACATTTGGCAAAAGTTTTAAATACAGTTCCGTCGAAAAATCTGTAAAGTCCGGTTATCCCAGTAGCTGCAGTAATTTCCGTTTCATGGTCTTTCCAGCTTCCCGGCATTTTTACCAGACCGGACTCGTCAACCAGAAAGTTATACATTTCCGGGGATTCATTGACGGCCAAGTCATTATTACTGATTCCCAGCTTAACCCCGCCGTTGAATCCTCCGGTTTTGGGGTCGCCGATAACAAGTAACATTATCTTACCTCCATAGCCTGATCCGCGTGTTGCCCTGACATGAAGTAATTACGCATTACTTCAAGCTCTTGATTATAAAGAGCACGGTGCCTTTCAGCTACAGGATTTTCGGCCCCTTTGTCTATTTCCGCAACCTTTGTGCAAATAAAGAAGGCCATTACATGCCTCCATTCATAAGGGATCATTTCCGGAGTGCTCTCTAATGTGATATCAGAAGTAGGTTGGTTAAAATAGATAAAATCTATAGCGTATTGCCCGTCAGGTATTGGTTCTATTCCAATTTTTTTTCGCTCTATAAAGTATTTTTTGGGAGTTCCGGACATAGTAGTAACACACTGTATCGAAGTAGGAAGCAGTTTGTTATTCAAATATTCCGCTAATTGTATGGCGACAAAATCTGATGGTAAACTATATTCCCTGGTATTAGTTTCTGTGGTAATGGACCCGATTACCCTGGAGCACTTTGTTTCCCGACAGATTTCCCTGTACCCAAGATTCCCAAACCACCGGGCAAGCACCCGATTATCTTTGTCGTATTTCCCGCTCAGTGGTTCGTCAAATAAATTAAAGGCTTTTGTGATAATATCATTAAGGCTGTTCATTATTTATCACCTTCCGTAAGATATAATCTTGGGATGAAAAACTTGGTAGATATCTTTCCCAAGCTCTTCCCCCATGTCTTCAGTTTCCCTATCAAACCCTTTTCGGATTTTCTCGTTGGCTGAATGAAATTCATAGAGGCGTTCTTTAACTTTTAACCGGTGAGGGCGCCCCCATTTCATGTTCTCAAAAACCCTGCCGTCCCACTCCTTAAATCCGGCCTGAAAGGCCCAATATTGAGTAGGGTAAACCAATTTCACCCGTTCTCCATCGACAAGCAGGGATAAGTGTTGGTATCCGCCGTGGAAAAGTTTAAGAACCTGGTATTCCTGTTTTTCAGGGTCATATTCTACTTTAAGAAGGGGATCATCGAGTTCTTTCCGGATACGTTTTGTCGCATCTTCCCAATAAAGGCTCATCTGTAACCTCCTTAGAAAAAGAGAGAGAGCTTTTGCCCTCTCTCTTGACTAATAATAAATTATTCACGCATAAGCAACAATTGTTATGACATCCGTTGCTTCAAAGTTAATCACGCTATCCCCAGTATCATTTGTTACCGTGATTATGCTTGGGTCTTCGCTGTACGAAACTACAATATCAGCATGTTTAATTGCCCCATCGGTGTCTTGTACTTGGACAATAATAGATTCCGGAGCAAAGCCGATAGGGATATAAATCTCCCCGGCCGTTCCTTCGTCCGTGCCGACGATATGTTTAATCGTCGATACTTGTTTGCTTGGTTCCGTTCCCCCTACCAACGTTGCTCCTAGCCATATATTAGTTGCCCCGTTAAATGTTCCATCAACCTCTAAATCACGTGGTCCGGCATTATTATGGGTAACTGACAATAAATAGTTGCTGCCGGATTCAAAAACTTCTGCGGTTACCGGTTCAGTCGAATAAGCATTTATCACTGAGGCAAGCGCAGCGGAGGCGGCAGCAGGAGTCAAAGTAGTAACTAATCCGACGGGGATATTTCCTTCGCCATATCCTCCTCCTTTATATACATCAGAATTTTTTACATGCGCTGCAATAGTCGTTCCGCTGTGCCCTCTGGAGGCGGTAACAAATTTATCGGCGACACCCAAAACCAACATGATTTCATTGTCTATTCTTATTAAATCCCCAGCCTTTAATCCATGTTCGTTATCTTCCATTTCTATAAAGGCAGGATTAGTATTGTCGTCAATAACGGCTTCATCTTTGTTGGCAACATTTTTGGTTGTATCGGTATTTACTATTTCCACCTCGTAAGTGTCATCGCCAATAGTAACGGTATCGGCCTCCACGACATTAGCGGCTAAAACCAACGTCTGGTAAGCGTGGACTCCTTTGTCATAAAGTATTCCGCCGACTTCTTCCTCCAATCCCCTTATAGTACTTACAGGAGAACGCCATTTTCTGCTGGAATCCAGTTGTTTTAATTCATTTGTTTTCTTGTCTATCCATAAATCTCCCGGACTTGATACTGAATCAATGGGGATATTTTTACCGTCAAATATTTTTCTCCCCTTGGGCCCTTTACCTATCCTTGGAATTCTAAACCAATCCATTTTTATCACTTTTCCTTTCTTTCTCAAAATTAAGGAGGCGGGGGATAAAGCCCCGCCTCAAAGGAGAAAGACTGTTTTAATTAACCTTCGTCTGGAACTTGGTCGCTGTACCCGTTTACATCCCATAGGGCGCCGCCTCTCTGTACGTTATATCCGCCGTATTCTCCGCGTTCCACCGTGTAGGCTTCATAGGCATCGTAATCATGAATCCATTCCCACATGGTTCCGCCGGTGAGATTCTGCCACTTCATGTCAGTGCATTTAAAATGCACCATTTCACTCATATCAACGGCGAAGATGACGTTATCCAGGAAAAAGTAATCGGTAAGGATCGGAATTCCCTGGAAGTAGAGCGTCCGATAAGGCCAGGCGTCGACCTTCGGCCCCTGCTCATGATAGCCGCCCCTGTTATCCCAAAGTTGGACATAGTAATCGCCTACATCGTCATTCATGAAGATAGTCAAATCCTTTTCAGTAGCGCCGTTTTGTCCAATCAGGATACCATTAACAAACCGACGAAGGTCTTGGATTCCCCAATCCCTATTGGTTCCGGATTTATAATTTTTTTCAATTCCGCCTGTGGAGGCAACCCTCCAGACTTCAGGACGGTACCACCAGCTGGAGTCGAGAGCACGATTGATATCCGCAATAGTATTGTTGTCTTTACCGAAGATGGACCACAATCCATGCCATTCTGCATTGTAGTTTCCTTCGCGGTAGATTTTAGCATTTGCTATTGCAGTGGCAAGCGCAGTTCTGTCTCCGCCGGTGATCTCATCTCCATCGCTGTCGGTAGCGACGAAAGTAAATTGAGTCTGGTTGATAACTGTATCTATTACCTGCTTACCATTGGTTATAACTTGATTAGAATTTGGGTCTATGAAGTCAATAGGCATCCCGACTCTTAGATACTTTACAGGATTGCGGGTATTTGTATCATCCAAGGTTACAACGCATGGATTTGCATCGGTACATGCAGAAGCAACGGCAAGCGGCGATTCCCCGCCGTCCCAGATCATCATCCGGGTGATATTGGTCTTATACGCCTCGACATAGGACTTAATTTCATTTTTAACGCCGTCTACCACTGCTTTCCAATCGGCATTGGTAAAATCAATATTGGCGCCCCAAATTCTAATGCGCCCGTATTGATGTTTTACCGTGCCTTTCAGTTTTGCATACCTGCTTTGACGGGCAGCAGGGATTTTGGCATTATACGGCCGCATGCCAAAACCTTCGCTCTTTCCAATTTGGAATTTCTTTTCATATTCTTTGCCGACGTTTTCTGATTGGCCTCTGCGCTCAATTTCGTTGCGGAGGTAATTCCTCTCATTCGTAACCCGAATCATCTTAGGCAAATACTTTAACTTCATAGCAGGCTCAAGGTGTTTAAGCATAAGCCCGACATCAGCAGGTTCCGCAAACATTTGGAGATCAAATTTAAAATCCTTAATCACTTTACTCACCTCTGATTAATGTTTTTAGGCATTCTGTGCCGCCGTGATTTCTTCCAATACCGACCGGTCAATTTCATCCCAGTCGGCATCACCCCAGTTTTTGTTCTTTCCCGGGGGTTTTCCGCCTCCAAGCGGGGTTCTTATCTGAGCGTTTTTCTTTGCTTTTTCCTGTAGTTGAGCGTTATAACGTTTCCCAAAGTATTCCTGCACCTTCTCCGGACCTCCTATGGCCTGCGTCCATGCCTGGAACATCTGGTTGGGTCCGTATCCGTTTTTTGACGCGATATTAAACAGTTGTTCACGAGTCACTCCGGAGTCTTTGTATTGTGATAAAATACCTCCGATGGCCTTTTCCACTTCGGAGCGGAACATGGTGGTTTGGGTTTCTGTTTTAAATCGTTTAAAGTCCTCAATATCCTTGCCAAATGTCTGTTTAAATTGTTCAAGAGCCCTCTGTTCTGCAACTGTTGTTGCCGCTGCTAGCGCTTTATCAAAGATAGCGGCCGCATATTCATCATCCTTAAATGGGTTCTCTATTTTCTGATACTGTTGCTCAGACTGGATTTTTTCAGGTTTTCCTGAAGTTTGGTCATCTCCTGAAATCCTGTTGACAATCTGCCTGGCCTCTTTTGGGCCCATCCGTTGCACGAGCGCGGTAAAAAGCTCTTGCGGCGTCATTTGATTCAACTGCTGGTAATGCTGCAGTGAAGTGACCATCTGTTCCGGAGTCATCCCAGACTCTTTCGCCAATTTCCGAATCGGTGCGATTTCCTGGGTCTTTCGGGTATAGTCCGCCAGCATATTCTTGTAATGAGTTTGCAATTCTGGCGGTAATTTGGAGGGGTCGATATCAGTAAAAGACTCCCCGCCCCCCTGGGGTTGGTCTCCTTCCTCTTCCGTTGGGGTGGTTCCTTCTTCCGGCGGAGTGCTGTCTAAATCCTCCGTCCCTGGTTCATCGCCGTCTAAGTCAAGACCGGCGTGAAATTGCAGGTCGAAGATCCACGCTTGCTCCTCAAACATTTTCATCTCTCCTTATTTTTATTGGGGAGTTCCCTGTTAGGCCTGCTCCCCCAAATTCAAGCCGCCCCCTTGAAGGGACGGTCTGGGCTCTATTTGCTGCGAAGACATTGGCTGCATTCCGGCGCCGCCTAGAAGCAACTGTTCCTCCATTAGCATTTGGGCTTTTTTCACTAGATGGTCTTTTATGTGGAACAATAGACATTCTCTAAGCGTCGGAGTCTGTTTACACATGCGCTGAAAATTAACGCTTTTCATAAACGACATATGCTCTAACCGGTGCACATCGTGGTTTTCCTCCTCTCTTGCACGTCTGTATGGTACAGGCGGCGGAGGCGGTTCGGTGGATGGCGGTTCCGGCGCAGGGCCGGGGTCGGGAGGGATTACCGCTTCCGGAGGCAACGCCCCTCCTTCTCCTTGAACTAAGTTCTCCACCCTGTACTCCTCAATCGACTTGTCGAATAATTCTTTCATTACCTTCCAGTTCTCATGGCGTTCCGGATAAGTTTCCACTTCAGCCTGCCAGGCTATTACTTGCGCCTGATATTCCTGCTCTATTTGCTGGAGGATATATGGGTCGTCCTCATTAAGCTGTAGCTTCTGGAATTGCTGATTCTCCCATCTTGCCATGTCAATATCTTCTGTGATGTAACGGAAAAATTCATCCGTATCGCCGAATTCAAATAACTCCGCGTATTTTTTCCTAACCAAAGGATCGCGCGGGTCCCCGAGAATCCCTTCCTGGAACCATTTTTCAATCTGCTGCTGTCGCGCTTCGGGACTCATGAGAAACGCCGGAAGGTTCTCCACGGTGACATCATCAGACCGTAATTGTTCCGGACTGATAGTTTCTGAGATGGCTTCATTGTTTCTTCCTAATATTCTGATTGTGCGTTCTTTGACATAATGAACCGCGCATAACCGAATAATTTTAGTTCCCATTTCGACAAACGCCACGGCTAGGGCTAAAAGTAATGGATTTGCATGTGTGATATTTGCCTGTTGCAACAATTCCACGTGTTTGCCGGATTTAACGCTCGATTCTGCTCCGCCTCTGGTGACCTCATAATAAGCAGATATATCATTCATACGCTGGATTATATTTTGGTATTGCGCTACTAAATCTTGATTGATATTTGGGGGAGGGACATACGTCGGAGGATTCATTGTCCCTGCTTTATACTCAAGAAGCGGGATGTCTGGGCCTTGACCGGTTATGGAGACGTTTTTCCAGTTAACCGTGTCTTTCTGCGCCAACATATACCCGCGTGTATTTTTCTTCCCATCCACTATCTGCCTCAACAGCTTATTAAGCTGTATTTGTAAATCTGCTAAGTAGTCAAAAAGCGACTTTGCAAAGAAATCCCCTGCATTTTCGATATATCGAACCCATATGAAGGGATGCCATTCATCGTGATATTTTTCTGTAAGAGGTTTGTTGTATTCATTATCTTCTAGAACATGGTCTTGACAAGTAATAATGTGTCGCCCGTGCGGCCGGTCCGTGTTAGGTTTGAAATAAAGTTCATACACTAGGGCATGGTCTTCCAGTTTACCGTTCCCAGCGGTAGTGCTTCCGTCGGCGGTTACCGCCCCTAAAACCGATAAGTCCTCCAAGTTTTCTTCTGGCGCTATCTCAACTCCCCATTTTTCCTTTATCTCATCAATATGCAGTGCGAATTTTCTACCTATCCACGGCAATTCGTTTACTTCAACATCTCCGGTCCCTCTTGGGACCAGCATGGATTGAGGAGGGATAATATTTACAACAATATCTCCATCTCTAAGCGGGTTGCCCTCATCGTCTTTCATTGGTTCTCCGCTTTCATCATATCCAACATAATCCAGGGCATCTTTATCCCAGTAAACGCTGAGTATTGCATTTCCGCATGGCCTCAACCACTGCGTTATTTTTTTCCGCAACCGGTTTTCCGGGTTATGAATATCATCGTAATATCTGAGTAAACAGGTACTTGCTTTAGCCGCGTCTTTATCCTCGTCATCGGAGGACACTGCCCGGACGACGAGCCGCAGCGGGTTCATCAATGCCCGCGCCATAATCCCATTGCTAATTGTTACCATATGCGGATCAGAAGGGCATATCGGGTCTGCCGCCAATCTTTTACCTAAATCCGGAATAAGAACCCCTTTTTGCAAGGAAATAACCTGCTTGGATATTTTATCTTTATAAACGGCGGCATTCCCTCGTAAGAGTTCCGCCAGGTATTTCCATTGTTGAATTAAGTCCTCGATTTGGCCTTGTTTTTTGCATTCATTAACAAGGTCTATAGCCTTTTTTTCTTCCTTTTTCTTTTTTTTTGCCACTACGACCGCCTCCCTTTATTTTGGGCAATAAAAAAAGCCCCAGAACACACCGCAAAGGGTGCAATTCTGGGGCTCTGGACCTCTTGGGTCTCCGGCTCTCTAATTATTAACTTTGCTAAGATTAATAATTACCTCCACCACAACAATCGCATATTGCTTTGAATAGATAGTCTTTTATCTTTTGTTCTTGCGGTAATTGGTTGTATGGAACCAGGCATGGATGAGTTTTCTTTTCTGCGTCCTTGGTTTCGCCATATTTCCAACCATTGGAAATCTTTTCTTCCATCCAGTTTTCATGAGACTGTTCTGGAGTTAACTTGCTTTCCAGGTGTTTTATTACTCCGTTTTTTTCGCTATCTTTCTGCCATTTCGGAGCTTCATCCCAGGGAGGTTGGTTTTTCTCTCCGATACCAAGACAATATGCTCGGTTTACCTCATGGCATAATTTAGCGACAAAGCCAATATCAATATTCATTTTTTGCCTCCTTTCTTAATATTAATTTGCCGGTAACACCTCCGGCAACGAATTCTGACATTTCCGTCGGTGGAGAGGACTACTTCTTTTTTGCGCCTAACGTGGAACTCTCCGTTGAGCTTTATCCCGAGTAATGCGCCGCACTTACATCTTACTTCTTCCGGCTGCGTTTCG